TCTCAAATGCCTGTATTTGTCAGAGGTCTCTAGCTGAAAAGTGTTTCGTGGCTACCGTTTGCCTTACTCATTCACTTCACTGACTGCTGGTGTTCGATTGTCTTCCTTCGCGTGACCAGCACCGCCTGCATCGGCCGTTTCGAATTTTTGCACTAGCAGGCTCTTTTTCTACCTGCTGCGTCCGGGTTTAGTACTCCATGGCCCGGATTCTGAAATTGTCAAACTATCTATCTAATGGTCGGTATTTCTCCATTTCAAGATTTAAACATTACGTTTAAAATTTGATATATAGATATTAAAATATTTAAATAATTTATGCAAGCGTTAAAAGATTTAAATTAGAAATATACGGGAAATTACTTAGAAAAGTGTTTAAGTATTTTTGATCTGACGATTAAAGATCTTAATGTTCGACCAACAAAAAAAGCCGCTCTCGCGGCAATAAAAAACCGCCTGTAGGCGGCTTTGAATGAGCTACTTGATTACGTTATTGTTTGTTCTCGGACTGCTGGTTAAGACCTGTATCTCCGGCTTCTATACGCTGGAATATTTCAATTATTTTTTCTTTGTAGTTATAAATGTCCTCAACTGTAGAAATTTGGAAAGGTGGTTCAACTCTCATGAAGCCATATAAGTCGATCTTTAATTTTTCTGGATTTTGGAAGTAGAACCGAACCAAGGTTTTTCTATTGTTATCGTCCAAAAGAACAGCACAGTAAGTTTTTGATGGCCTTAGGTATATTCTGGAGACGTCGCAGACATCTGCAAGGATCGCCTTAATGATATTAAGTCCAAGCTTGTCTGAGTCATTTGCTTCGGGGTTGTTATTGGCAGGCACCGGTGCAGCTTCTGCAACTTCTTCCTGTTGTTGTTTTTCTTCTCCCTCAATGGCCTTACGTAGTCTCGCGTTAATTTTTTCTTCTGTCCACTGTCTAAATGATTCTTTTAAGAGCGGTGTTAATTTGTCTTTAACATTTTGATTAATTTGGCCATTCCAAACTTTTTTGGCAAAGAATCGTACAAAATCTTCCTCTGGTTGTTCGTACTGCTTGGATAGAATGAGCTTAAATTGTTTCGTGAATTTCAATTGCTCGGCTATTTTAATTGTCGATTCGTCGTTGTACTTATCCTTAGCCAGAAGAAGGATTTTATCTAAGTCATCGTCGTTAATGTTATCTAAACTCACCTCAAAGTAAGGAGAGTCGTCCATAACATTGTCAACCTCTAAATCGGTGAAAAAGCGATACCGGTTGCCATCCGTCAAAATGCCTACACGAGCTGTTTTTACAAACGGAAAGTACCTTTTAAGTTGGTCAAGTTGGTCCTTATCGAGAGAAGCGCCATAGGCTTTTGCTTCAATCAAAACAATCGGGTTTCCATCCTTACAAAGAGCATAGTCAACGCGCTGGTCTTTCTTTACTCCCGCTTGCGCTTGAAATTCTGGCACTACTTCTTGCGGATCAAAAATGTCATAACCCAAAAGCTGAATAAAGGGCATGATGAGTGCTGTCTTTGTAATTTCTTCATTAGTTAGGTTGTCTGCCATCTTTTTAGACTTTAAACCCAGTGCCTTAAACTTATCTATTAACTCCATGGTCATTCTCCTTCAGTTAGATATCGGTTGATTTAAACGTTTTAATGACTCTTCCTATAGTGTGAAATTCAACTTGACTGTCTGCATTGATCTCGATGTCCCTATATTTGTTGTTGTCAGAAATTAAGATCAATCTCTTTCCAAAGCTTCTTTGTACTCGTTTAATAAAGTATTGCCCGTCTAGAAAAAGAAAGTAAACTCCGTCCCGGTCGCATTCGTTTTTGCTTACATCCACAAAAACTAAATCACCGTCCTTTATCAGAGGCTCCATTGAATCTCCCGAAGCCGTGACTATCTGAACGTTTAGAGGCTGGTACTGAGGAAAATTATTTTTAAACCATTGAACGCCAACCCTTAGTCCTTCAATAACATCAGAGTCATTTTGACGATCTTCGTATGCGGACAGAGCTCCGCAGGATGCGAATAAATTGACCTTTTGAAGATAAATGGTTTGGTCGTCATCAGGTTTTTCAGGTTCGAAACTTTCTTTTTCTTCCCCGTAAATTAGCCAATCTGGACTAACGCCAAACACATTTGAAATTTTTACGGCGTCTTCGTATTTAAGTCCTTTATTTCTCGGACCGAGCCAGTAAGTAATTGTCGGAGCGGACACTTGAATCTGTCGAGCCAGTTCTGCATTAGACATTCCGTTTTTGGCAAGAAGTTCTGAGATTCTGTCTTTGTATGTCTTCATAGGAAAACTCCTTTAGGTCAGATTTTAAGTAATTTTTACATAAACGTTAAATTTTTAAACATACAAATATTTAAATGTTTCGTTTATAATTTAAAATGTTTAAATAAAATTGTTTTAATATTTAACGATATGGACGACGATTTAAAAAAACGCTTATTCAAAGAGGTCGTATCTCAATACAAGGGTTTCTTTTGGAGAGATAGGGGACAACAAAGAGCTCTGGCAAAGGAACTAGGACTTAATCCAGCCTCGATTACATATTGGAAGAAACACGGAATACCCAAAAGTTACTTGCCTTATTTCAGGTTGCGTTTCCCTGCTTTGCCAATTTGGAAAGTGTTGAAATAAAAAGGGTCAATACTATGGCTCGCTATAGAAAAATCGATGTCCGAATGTGGAATGACAGGAAGTTTCGAGAACTGTCAGACAACGCAAAGCTGGTATTCATCCTGCTGTTGACGCATCCGGACACCACGCAAATAGGAACGATTCGGACACGAGTCTCAAATCTTGCCGATGAGCTGGGATGGCAACGAGATGCCATGTCACATGCCATCCAAGAAGTCACCTTAAACGGCATGATTGATGCTGACGAGAAGGCAGGGCTCATGGTCATAAACAACTTCCTAAAGTACAACGCACCGTCATCCCCGAACGCATTCAAATCTTGGCGTGAATTGATCGATTTAATGCCCGAATGTGATCTGTTGGATAGGCACGTTGCAAGCCTGAAAGCCTTTGTGGACAGCTTGTCTACTGGCATGAGAAACGCCATCCCCAATGACCTAATGGATGCCATCAAGGATGCCATCTTACGTGTCAACGAGCAACCATCCCGCATCCAGGAACAGGAACAGGAACAGGAAATATATACACACACCGAAAAGAGCGAAAAACAGTCGGCAGTTGCAGAAAATTTCGCGGGGCGTGAGTGTGAAAAACCAGTTTCTCTAAAAACTGAAGCCATTGAGGAAGAACTTCCGCTTGAAGAGCAGGAGGCAAGTGTTTCCAAAAAGGAAATAGTTGAACCGAAGCCAAAAAAGGAAGTCAAGACACAACGCCTCCAGAAACCTGAGGAATTGACTGACGAGTTTTGGCAGGACTTTTTGGCTTACCGAAAGCAGAAGAAGGCGCCGGTAACGGAAAGAGTGGTTTCACTTCTTCGCAAGGAAGCTAAAACCGCCGGCTGGAAATTGGAAGAGGTCATCAATGAAATGATGGTCCGCAACTGGACAGGCTTCAAGGCTGATTGGGTTAAAGATGATTGGAAAGATCCTAATGCTCATTGGGTCTCTGCTGCCGAATACAACAAAGAACTTCCTCCGGTTACGTATTCGATCGGCGCCAGAGACAAGTTCATCGAAAAACTCCATGCGGGAATGAATGCATTCGACATTAAGGACCTCCCGAACCATAAGGAGCAGAAATGATGTTTGCCGCTGCTGCCGTTGTTCGAGACGATCAGGGTAGAACGTTTTACGAGCATCCGGACGCATTTACGACTACCCAGTTGGTCTTTTTCCCTCGCCTGACTGACAGTGAGCTGGCTCTCTATCAGGCTGATGCGATCTACGAAGATGAAATCGAGGTGTTGCCCAGAAGACGGCCTCAGGTTCCTACGGTGTTGTTTTCGTTCTGCGATGAACCAAACCACATAAAGGCTGAATTCCTAAGAGGGAAGACTGTTCTGATCGACTTTATCGATGTTGAAGATACGCCTGAACTCAGAGAGACCGTCCGCCGATGGATGCTTGAAATCCCTAAAGCTCTACCCGCCGCCGTCATCGTTTCGGTGATGTTCAAAAACAAACAACTGATTGCGTGGAAATTTGACTATGAATCCAAAAAATACAAGCGTTTCGCCTGAGCTTGATGGCTATTGGGGCGATCCGACGGGCGGAGCAGAAATAGAAACTTCTCTGTCTGAATACGAGAGTAGGGCTTACAAGCCCCCTGAGTTTTTCATCAACAAGGACGTTCTTGAGTTTAAGAACGACTTCCAGAACTATCTGGACGCGAAGAAGACTCATGTTGCCAAGTTCACGCTTCCCTTCACGCAAACCAATGAAGGCTGCATCGGTCGACCGATCGATTTTGAATTTCGACCCGGAGAACTGACGGTGTTGGCTGGCGAAAACGGTTCCGGAAAATCTCTGCTGCTTGGGCAGATCGGACTTCACCTCATTTCCTGTGGAGCTTCTCTCTACATAGCTTCGTTTGAAATGGCTCCAGTACGGACGATCGAAAGAATGCTCATGCAGACAGTGTGCAGCACTGAGAAACGGATGATTGGAGAGCCAGACGTTGACCTCTTTTTCAAACAATTCGCCTCCAGAATGCGAATTTGTGACCTTCAGAGAAAGGTTTCTCCGGACGAACTTTTGCGCCTTCTTGATTCAGCCGTCCGCGACTACAGGTCGGACATCCTCTTTGTTGACTCTCTGATGATGTGTGTTAGGGACGATATGGACAAGAAGGAAACCGATTATGTGATGACCAAACTGGTGGAGTTTGCCCGGACCAACAATGTCCACATTGTCGTTGTGGCCCATTGCCGTAAGCGTGGCGATGCCAGTTCAAAAACTTACTCCGTCTTTGATTCAGCTTCAAAAGACTCAATCAAAGGGAGCTCCAACATCACGAACATTGCCTTCAATGTTTTCGTTTTGGCTCGTGACTTCTCCAAGGTGCAAAAGAAGGCAGAAGGAAAAGATGTCGATGACACCAAGCCTGATTTTGTTTTGAACCTGTGCAAGCAGAGAAACGGGGCTTGGGAAGGGTTTATCAAGCTTTGGAGAGACAACGCCAGTTTGAATTTCTGCACGTCGTGGACGCGTGTACCGGTGAGGCCGTGGCTCGAGCTAACGCAGCCAGAGCCAGCTCCTGAACCGTATTTTTAGGAGGTTTTATGTCAGAGAGTGCATGGCAGCTATTGATGATCATTTTGGCGCCGGTGGTGCTCATCAATTTGGTGCTTTTTGGGCTACTGGTGAGGATTGTTTTTCTGATTAGCCAGGAGACCAAATTAACCGATCGGTTGAAAAGGAGTTAGAGCATGGACGCTATCCCATATTTTTGTTTGTACCTGAGCTCTTGTTGTTTTGTCGGTTGTTATTTGACAGGTAACGATATGCACTTCGATTTTGCCAATTTCCTCGCTCTTGTTGGTTGTTCCGGAGGAGCTCTTAGTCTCCTTGACTTTGCATGGTTCGCTTACTACGGATCGAATGTCGACTACAGCTTGCCGTTTTTGGCGATGGTTGTAGCAGTCTGTTTCGTTTGCGCTTTCCGGAGAAAGTCTGAATGACCGGGTGCTGCCTCTACTGCATTCATGCTCAGGCCTTCTGGATAGGACCAGACGGAAAGAAGCATCTGCCTCCAAAACAGTCCTTTGGGGACATGAACATCTACTGCCACCATCCGGATAAAGGCGCCGGCATCGAGTGCTATCCGGTCTCGTTTGCTCGATGCTCCGTGTTCGAGCAGGCAGGAGACGAGCAAATTCAACGCAGGAGAGACTTCTTCTCGCAGTTTGAACGTTGGCCTTCACACGCTCAGATCATCGCTCAACGGAACTCTAATGTTCTGGAAACAGCATCCAAAAACTCAACCAAACAATACAAATCCAATCAGGAGGGATAAATGAAAAGGTTTTTACAAGCAAAGGGCAGGTTAAAAGTAGGAGAAATGAACCGGACCGAGGGCGCCTATCGAGATTATCTGGAACAACAGAAAAACGCCGGGTTAATTCTCAAATACTGGTTCGAGCGCTTCACGTGGAAGATTGCCTCAAACCGATGCTCGTATACGCCTGATTTTCTGGTCATGCGTCCGGATAAAACGCTTGAGCTGCACGAGGTCAAGGGCTCTCTAAAAATCTTCGCTGACGACGCAAAAGTTAAATGCAAAGTCTGTGCTGATGAGTGTCCGATTCCGTTGTTCATCGTAACGCCGAAAACAAAGAAAGAGGGAGGGGGTTGGAATGTCGAGGCCTATTAGTACAGAGGGAATTGTTTTTTGGACTATGACTGTCTATGTCGCGACTTTTGCAATCCTATGGGGCTTGAAATGGATCGATGATTTTCTTCTACCTCGCGATAAGCTCCGGAAAAAAGTTAAAACGCTGATGCTGTCCACCTTTGGCATTGTTTATCTCTACTGCATGTTTAGCTACGTGAGGACTCTTGGATGACAGAAACAGAACAAAAACTCATTGATGATCTCAGACCTCGTTTGGATAACTGGCGCCGGGCATATCGTGATCGCGTGGTTAAAAACGTCTCGATTGCCTACGCAGTAGAGAAAGCCCTCGCACTGACGAGAAATAAGACGGATTTTTCTGAGGATTATTCCGGTCCGGAAGATCGATCTGATGATTTTGGAATGAATGTTGACCAAAGAGATGCAGACTTGCTCAACTTGGTTTGGCAATACCTGGATGTGCCAGGGGCCGAATTTTTGACGATTGGAGAAGGTGGACTAAACGTTAAGACGGCGAAAAACATCATCCTCCTTTATGTGTTTTCCAATAATTATGCTCTGCGTAGAGCTGGGCGGAAAATCTGGAAAGTGAAGGATATAAAACTAGAAGGTTGGATTAAGGAATCTTTGGTTTTCTTTGCCCTTAGGCTCAGAGCTTATGAAGCAGCAAAGGCTAAAGCAGAAAAACAATAAGGGAAAACAGTGCGAATGTCTCAGGTAAAGATGGGATATTCGCCTGATTATTTCTCAACTTGCCCTGATAAAATTTAAAAATTACATACAAACCCTAGGAGATCAAAAATGAATAAAAAATCTCTTTCTGTCCTAGTTGGACTGACTGCTCTTCTATTGGCTGGATGCAAATCTGAAATCACGATGCCAGTCACATACTCAGAAGTTTTTGGCGCTCCGGTCATTAAGAATGCCCGATTGGATATTGAAGTTCCGGCATGCAAAGAATACAAGAGCGACTTAGAAAGTTCTTCTGTCTTAGAGGCCAAGCAAAAAATTAACTACGTTTTCCCAAATGCGACTTATTTGGGGTGCAAGAGAGGAAGCGGAATAGACACTTTTGCCCAGTTTCAACTTCCATTTAAAGTGGGCGGTATTGGGCTGAAGGATTGCAATGCCAATGAGATTTGCGTCGGTTCCTCTCAAAACAATCAGTTCATGAATGTTTTTATTGGAAAAGACATAAAAACCAAGATTGATGAGTTATCGCGATCAGCCACGATTTATGGTCCGAAGGATGTGAAGGTACGGTTAGTCTTTAAGAACGATACAAATCAAGCCCTCGGAATCGATTACATAAGTCTCTTCTTGAGTGATGGAAAAGAAACCATTCCAGTGCATAACGTGAAGAATGCCAAGTTTAACTCTGGGTTGGCCGCGTATATGACATTGAGTGACGTTGCCTCTGCCTCATTGCTCCGGAGGGGAGTGGTTAGTGTTACGAGATTCCCGGATAGAGAATTAAAGGAAGTGGAAGCACCGGCTAAGAAATAGCATTTATTGCAATGGGTGCCTCGGTGTGGTATTGTCAATAAGACAATTTCAAGCCTGTGATACTCAGGCGCCGATAGGCTTAATCTGAACGGGTTCCTTGCGGAGGAGCCCGTGTATCCAAAGAAAAGAGGATGCGATGACTAAGCCAATCGATTACATAAGAGCTCCGATTTCGGGGCTTTTTGTTTTTCGGCCGTTCGCTAAATCTTCGATTGTCCTTCCGTACTCCAAAATCGAATTATTAAAGAACAGGCGGACGGTCAAAATTCTCAGCGGTTCCATTGTTGCCCACAACATTTATCGACAAACCGCACAGCCTCTCGGTGGGCTTAAGCACCGAGCCATTTACAACATCCAGCAAGCCTAGATTCCCAACGGGAAGATGCTCACTCCGCTGGATTTCTAATTCTCCTGACGAGAATGGCGGAGAAAACCGCCTGAACAAACTATCTCCTTGGGGTTGGTTGGAGTGCGCTCGGCTGAAAATGCTGGGCGCACCTTTTTTAAACTATGAAAGAATCTGAACTCAAAATTCTCTACAGGCCGGTCAATGACCTGATTCCGTACGCAAATAATGCCCGGACGCATTCTGAGGAACAGGTGAATCAAATCGCCAGTTCGATCAAGGAATTTGGGTTCAACAATCCTATCCTTGTGGATGAACAGGGCGGAGTGATTGCCGGACATGGACGCTTGAAGGCGGCCAAAAAACTTGGGCTTAAGGTTGTCCCGACCATCGAACTAAGCGGATTATCCGATCCGCAGAAGAAGGCCTTTATCCTCGCAGACAATCGAATTGCTCTTAATTCTGGTTGGGATATTGATCTCTTGAGAATTGAGCTGCAGGAATTGCAGGATACAGATTTGGCGCCGGTCACTGGTTTTTCCGACGAAGAGTTGAATGCTTTGTTGTGTGGAACCACCGAACCCGCTGAGGAAGAGGAAGAACCGGAAAAAGAGGAGCCCGAGGCAGACCGCTTTAATCTGACGCTCTCAATTCCGATCGAATACAAAGAGCAGGTTCAGGATTTCGTTAAGAGTTTCGGACCTGAGGATTTAATTCAGAAGATCATCGATGTGACCAGTTAACCAAAAGAAGGTTGAAGGCATGGAAGAAAAAGTTCAAAAGAAGCGGACTCGTCCACGCATTCAGATTGATCTGGAGAAGGTTGAACAACTGGCTCAGGTTTGTGACAACGAGGAAGAGATTGCTCTCGCGCTCGGGATTAGTTATCGAACCTTGAGAAATCGAAAAAAAGATTTTGCCAATTTTGCCACCGCCATAAAAAAGGGAAAGGCTAAGGCCAACGCCTTTGTTGGTGGCAAGTTGATGGCTCTCATCCGAGAGGGAAATCCGGCAGCGACCATTTTTTACATGAAGAGTCGCTGTGGGTGGAAAGAGACTGACCGTAAGGAAATTACCGGCAAAGATGGAGAGCCGGTTAAAGTCGACAAGGTTAACCAGCTGGATCTAAGCAAGCTCACCTTGGAACAATTAGACGCGCTGGAGGGTATTGTGAATGCGACTTCCAACGATACAGGAGATCAGACTAGCTAAGGCCCGAAAGGGCTTGTCTTACTTCACATTGCACACAAAACCTGACTACCTGCTCGGCTGGGTACACAAAGAAATTTGTGATGAGCTAGACAGGTTCCTGCAGGACGTGGCGGACAAAAAGTCTCCTCGGCTAATTATCACGATGCCTCCGAGATCCGGGAAGAGTGAGCTTGTTTCTAGGCGCTTTCCGGCTTTTGCCCTTGGGAGAAATCCGGAGCTTCAAATCATCGCAACATCGTATTCTTCAGACCTATCACAGCGCTTCAACAGAGATGTTCAGCGCGTAATAGATGATGAGAAATACTTTGACCTGTTTCCGAATACTCGGCTCAGCAATTCGAGAGTGCGTACCGACTCCCGGGGATCCTATATAAGAACCTCTGACCTCTTCGAGATTGTTGGTCATGCCGGCGCCTATCGTTCTTGCGGTGTGGGTGGGGGCATAACAGGTCAGGGTGCCGATATCCTGATTATCGATGACCCGATTAAAGACCGAGCTCAAGCAGGTTCTAAGACTATTCGAGACTCCATTTGGGATTGGTACACATCGACCGCATACACCCGACTGTCTCCCGGAGGAGGCGTCATCGTAATGGCCACCCGTTGGCACACAGACGATCTGATTGGTCGATTGATCCAGAGAATGGGAGAGGGAGATACATTCCGGATCGTGAATTATCCGGCAATTGCGGAGCATGACGAATTGCACCGCAAAGCTGGGGAAGCCCTGCATCCTGAGCGGTATCCGCTCTCAACTCTGCTGCAGATCCAGAAAACGATCGGCAGTCGTGACTGGGAGGCACTGTATCAGCAGCATCCGGTTCCCGATGGCGGTGCTTTATTCAAGCTCGAGTGGTTTAGAAGATGGACAGCAACAAGCCTTCCGCCAGAGTTTGACCATACGCTCATGTCGTGGGATATGACGTTCAAGGATTCCAAAAACTCCGACTATGTGGTCGGTCAAGTGTGGGGCAAAAAAGGACCGAATTTTTACCTGCTTGATCAAGTACGGGGCCAATGGGATTTTGTGAAGACAAAAGAGATGGTCCGAGTTCTTGCCCATAAGTGGCCGCGTGTTGTCCGGAAGCTGGTTGAAGATAAGGCGAACGGATCGGCGGTGATCTCTGAGCTGAAATCTACGGTTTCGGGATTTGTTCCGATAACGCCCACTGAATCGAAAGAGGCCCGGGCATCGTCCGTCACTCCTTATTTTGAGGCAGGGAATGTTTTTATTCCGGAAGACAGTGCAGCGCCTTGGGTGCCGCATTACGTCAGTGAGTTGCTTGAGTTTCCTGCAGGTTCTCACGATGACCAGGTGGACAGCACAACTCAGGCATTGAACTATTTCCGCAACGGCTCAGGCGTCATTCTGACCCGAGAGCAGATGCAGCAGGCACGTTTTAGATTTTGAAAATCATGAATCAACTGGACGAAAACAAACGCCGAAAGATCAATCAAGAGATCCTCGACGCGGCAGGCTCTCGCTTCGTGCCTCCTAGAACATCGTTCTCTTCGGAAGATGCTAAAGCGCTCTTTTATCCTCCGATCACTTTGAACACCAAAGAGCCGGAGAAAGAGGAGTCTCGCTTCACGAACGATGCCGCGATTGGCTCGAGTTTCAACGCGTACTATGCATCTTTGACACAGCACGCTTTGGACCTAGGACAGTTCCCGATGACATCGTTTGTCGGTTACGGTGTCCTTCAGAATATCGCCCAAAACGGCATGATCCGCACCTGTATTCAGACTGTCGCGGATGATATGTGCCGGGAATGGATTCAGGTAGAGGGCGGTGAAGACGAATCGGCGGATAACGTTAAGCAGCTCCAAGATCTGCAGGAGAACAAGTATCGACTGAGACGGCTTTTTAATGAAGCCCTGAGCCTCGTCGGCTTCATGGGAGGATGCTTCATTTTCGTTGACACAGGAGTCGAAGGAGAGGCTCTAAAGCTCCCTCTTAATTTCTCTGACAAATCAGCAGAACTGGTTGGCGAGGATAAGTCGGTCAAATTTATTGTCATTGATCCGGTAAATGTCTCGCCTGGTTTTTACAACGCCAACCAGCCGCTCAAAGATGATTACCTTAAGCCAAAGTCTTGGTTTGTTTTTGGGCAAGAGGTGCATGCATCTCGTCTTATTCGACTGGTTGACAATGAGCCCCCTTTACTTCTGAGACCAGCCTATAACTTCCTTGGAATCCCACAGGCTCAGATCTTATGGGACTATGTGCTGCACTGGAACAAGGCCAGAGAAACGGGCGTCAGCATTCTGGAGAAACTCAACCTCACGGTATTCAAAACAAATTTTGCTGAGGCTTTTGAAGCTGGCGGGATTGAGCAGTTAGACGCGAAGATGATGCTCTTACAGCGTTATCGCTCTAATGAGGCCATTTTTGCCTGTGATTCTTCCGAGGATCTGCAGAACATCACACTGACGATCTCAGGAGTTGAAGGCATTATTCGTCAAGCTCTGGAATTCATTGCGGCCATTAACCGTACACCGGCGGTCAAGCTGCTCGGAATCTCTCCGAGCGGTTTCAACGCTACCGGTCAGAGCGACATCCGGAATTACTACGACCATATCAAATCAAAACAAGAGCTCAATCGAGACGCAATTCAAACTGTCTTGAAAGCTATCCAGTTGGTGGAATTTGGACACGTTGATCAGTCCATTACATTCAAATTCAACGAACTTGGAGAGGCAGATGCCGCGGCCACAGCAATCACGGCCAAGACGAAGGTCGACATGTTGGCTGTTCTGCAGGACCGCAATGTTCTGAGTGCTGAAGAGGTCCGTGAGTTTGTCCGACGCGATTCCGATATGGGTTTGGACTTCATTCCGGAAGAATTGCCGGAAGGGATGGAGGGAGAGCTCATGACCGATGATCCCAGTCAGCAGAATGAGCTGATGAACAACTTCCTGAAACAGCGCTCGGCCGAGAACGTGGCGCCGGCGCCGAAGGTTGATGAAGACAAAGCTGGAGAGATTTTCTAATGAAGACTGCTCGTGCTGTTCAGCCGAATCTAGGCAGACAGGCAAAGTTCAAAAAGAAGCTCGACACCTTCTTGCGGTCCTTTAGAAATAGGATTCTCAACGAGATTCTCCTTTATCTGTCCGATGCTGGAGGATTGACCGAGGACGCTTCCTTAACGTTCCGTCCGGACGATCCTCTCGATCGCGCACGGCTGCGGAATATCAAGGAACGAATTAACCGCTTGGTTCTTCGTGATCCGGATAGATTCCGTCGCAATGTTGATGACTTCATAGCCCGTAACATGGGCAACTGGATAAGAACGGCGGATCGGGAAACACGCCAGATTGCTGAGTGGTACGTGAAAAACCTTGCCGCCGATGTCTCGACAGCTCAAAAGGCATCGCTCAAGGCGGCGGGCATTCCTGATTCCGTTTTTGCTTATGAGATGAGGCAGACGCGCAAGCACTTCTTCATCACGCCTCAGGCAATAAATGAACTACCGGGAATGGTCGCCGACACGACGAGCCTCATCAGCAACATCACAACATCCGAGCTGACAAATATTCGCTCTGCCTTTATGGATGCTTACGAAGGTCATGGCACGTATTCGCAGATTGTGGAAGCCCTTGGACGATCTTCTTCATTTACGGCTCAACGAGCTCAGCGTGTGGCAATTGACCAAACGCTGAAACTGAATCAGCAGATTCAGCAGGCCAACTGCAAAGGTTTAGGGATTACTCGCGGGGTTTGGATTCATGTCCCTGGCAAGTACACCAGTCGAGAAAGCCACATTGAGATGAACGGAAAAGAGTTTGATCTTTCTAAAGGCCTGTACGACAAGGAGGTCGGTCGGAACGTGATGCCCGGTGAGCTTTATTGGTGCAGATGCCAGTTCAGAAGCATCCTTCCGGATTAAACATTTTCGAGGTTATTACTGTGGGAAATCTAAAACGCACGGTTGCAATTGATTCTGTGAGTGTTCGATCTGTGGACGACAACGGTTTCCTCCATGTCCAAAAGTCTCCGCTGACAAGAGTTCAAGTTGCTCCGTATTACGGGAAAGAGATTGCAGGCTGGCGAGAGCTCGGATTAGACCCTGAAAAGATTTTTCACGCCTATCGACCGCCTGAAGAACTTAGTTCTCCCGAAACTATTCAATCAATTAACGGTATCCCGATTCATCTGGAGCATCACGATGATCACGGAGCCCCCGAGAACAAACAAACCCGTGTGGGTACTACCGGAACGGACGGAGCTTTTGAGGCTCCGTTTTTAGTTAACTCTCTACATATTTACGACCAGGACGCACGCAGCAGGATCGAGGACGGTTCAATGCGTGAGTTGAGCCTGGCATATACGTTCGAGCCCGACTTCACGCCGGGAGAGACACCTGATGGAGAGAAATACGACTATGTGCAACGCCGGATCAGAGCGAACCATCTGGCGCTTGTGGAAACTGGGCGCGCTGGGCCTGAGGTAAGAGTTCGCGATTCTAATAAGGACTTTCTCAATATGGAAAAAGATGACGCTGTTGAGCAGGCTGAAGTGACGTTAGCAAAGGCGATTATCGATTTGCATTCCGTTGATCCCAACGGAAAAATCGTTGACGGCGCTCAAGATGATGACAAAGACGCGATGATTCAAAAAATCATCGAAGGACTGAAGGCAAAAGGCCTGACGGACGAAGAAGCTGAAAAGCTTAAGACAACTCTGTCTGACCTGGCTTACTCTCAGGCTACAGGAGACGAAGATCCCAAGCCTGATGATCAAAAAGAGGCACAGGACGACGATCCGGAGCTCGATGAAAAAATGAAGGATCCGAACTTCAAGGCTGGTTTTGAAGCTGGCGTCCTTTATGGCGAAAAACGTGAGAAGGACGATCCTAAACGCCTCGATTCTGATCACGAACGCGAAGGCGAAGAACGCTATCTCGAAAAAGAAGCAGAAGATGCACTGAAATCCTGTGGTCTTGATGAAGCTTCTGAAGAAGAGAAGAAGGCTTTTGCTGCCGGATTGAATTACGTCCAGAAGAAAGATGAAGGCGCACAAGATGAGGATCCGAAACCTGATGATGGCAAAGAAGAAAAGAGTTCTGCCTCTGACTCCATGAAGATTCTCCGAAACGCCATCTACTCTGAACTGGCCGCAATCGAAGAAGTCAAGCCGGTGTTAGGTGTTATCCGTGCCGGATCCTATGACTCCGCAGGTTCCATCTATGTGGCAGCACTCAAGAAACTCGGTTTGAAAAACATCCCCGCATCCGAAGCTCGTTCTGCGTATCGCGCCTACATGCAGGGTCGAAAGGCCTTAGCTGGTGCGAAAGACTCCGGCGCCAAGGTGACCGAGAAGCCGACTGCCGTCAGCGCAATTTTGAACAATGTTAAATAAATAGGAGATTTTTTGATGCTTCAAAAATCTGTAGGTCTCTATCCTGCTATCGGTATTCCGGGACAGCAGGTTGCATTCAATCAGGCCGTCTACACGCCTCAGAACTACTTGTCTGACGGTACTGTCCAGTGCGGTGGTTTTGCGTTTGCTGTAGCCGCCTCCACAACCGGAACAGCCGTGAAATTCCCAATCGCATCCTTGAAGGGCTCTGCAGGGGCCAAACCGATCGGTTTTGTTGAGCGCACGTTCACAGCGTCCATCGAGCTGGGCACAGATACTCCGGACATTTATCCGAAAGGGGCTGAGCTGACGATTGCCGTTCGAGGTGACTACTACATCGTCGCACCTGCGGCAGCAACCATCGGTCAAGCTGTTCTCTGTGATCCGACCACTGGCGCCATCACATTTGGTGCTGCCGGCGCCGCAAATGACACCGGTTGGACAGTTCAGACGGCTGGTGCAAAGGGCGACACGATCATCATTTCCAATCACGGCCTCGGTTATCAGCCTGCCGCGAGCGGATCCTAATCTGAGGTAAAAAATGAACGATTTTGAATTAGCAAAGCAAAAAGGCGTGCATGGTGTGGAAGCAAAAGGATTCATGTCCTATTCCACAGACGCCAAAGGTAAGATCAACGTCGACTACGATGCAACGGTTAAGGCAATGGCTCGAGATGCCGCATTGCAGACTCCCGTGTCTGTCGGCGTCCCTTCCGTCTTCACGACATTCATTGACCCGCAGGTCGTCCCCATCCTGTTTGCCGCCCAGAACGCTACAAAGATTTTCGGCGAAGAAAGAAAGGGTGACTGGACAGATAACTTCTTCACCTTCCCGGTCGAAGAGTATGCCGGCAATGTGACTCCTTACTCTGACTTCGCAGAGAACGTCTCCACAGACGTGAACGTTGATTACCCGACTCGCGAAAACTTCTTGTTCCAGACCGTCATCAAGTATGGCGATCGTGAAGTCGGCCTTGCGGCCAAGGCCAAGTTGAATGTTGTTTCTTCTAAACAACAGGCTTCTGCTTACGTGATGGCGATGGCTCACAACAAGTTTGCGCTTTATGGCGTCGAAGGTAAGAAGGTCTACGGTCTGTTAAATGACCCGAACCTGAACGCTTCGATTTCTCCGATCTCCATCACCACGGGATCTACCGCTAACTCTACGTGGACAGCAAAGTGCGCTGCACAGCCTGAGAAGACTGCCAACATTGTCTATAACGACATTAACAAGCTTTGGGCTGAAATTAGCAAGAATAACGGCGGTTTGGTTGATCAGAACTCCCGCATCATTCTCGCTGTCAGCAACACCAGAGCTCCTTACCTGACCGAGCCGAACTCCTTCGGTCTTACGGCCATGACTATGCTCAAGCAGTCATTCCCCAACATCGAGGTTGTTCAGCTTCCTGAGCTGACTACAACGGCTGGTGAAATGCTGTACATGACTGTTCCAGACCTGTTTGGCATTGAGACTGGTATCTGCGCATTCTCTGAGAAGTACTTCTTGGGTCGTGTGGTTCCGGAAATGTCAAGCTACAAGCAAAAGGTCGTTGGCGGAACTTGGGGCGCTGTTATTCGTCGTCCCAGCCTCGTTGCCACGATGCTCGGCATCTAACCTGAACTAACCAGCTACGGAGGCCCGATCTCTCGGGCCTCTTTCTTAGGAGATTGAAATAATGGCTCGTACAAACACAACTCAGAAAGCAACATCCGGAAAGGTTGTCGCAGACAATTTCAGCAATACCCAGAAGAAGAGCACTGCTAAAACTCAGTCCACGGTGATCATTGCTTGCACTCTGGCACACGGCCTCAAATTTGATGATGTGCCGAATGGCAATGGCGGAACAAAAACGATCGTTTTTCCGGGCGTAAATGATTCGCTTAGAGGAAAACGTGACGGGATCCTGCTGGGCAAGGGAAACTCTGTCGCATTCCAGATCGATAAAGAGGACTGGGAAAACATCAAGCGCATGCATGGTCAGGAGGCTGTATTCACAGGCGTGAATGGCGGTATTCCGTGCCTGCTTGAGATGAAATCAGTTCAAGAATTCAGAGGCCGCGAGGACGAGTTAAAAGAAGCGTCCCACGGCCTCAATCCGATCGATCCTGAATCGGTCAACGTTGAAGAAGTTAAGAACGAAGAAGGTTAACAAAATGGCTGTCGTCGTCTTTGATCCTGAAAAATTTCGAATCCTTCATCCTGCGTTTTCGGATGAAGTTAAATTCCCGGACGAAACTCTTCAGTTCTACTTTGATGTGGCGGTGGAGTTCGTGGGGAATACGGACGCCGACAGCTTTGCTCCCTATGATCCGGACAACAAGATCTATACAAGGGAGCGCCTTCTTGATCTTGCAACCTGCCACCTGCTGACACTCAGCCAGCAGCCGAACGGTCAGGTTGGCAGGATTGCTAGTGCTACGCAGGGAAGTGTGAGTACCAGCTTTGATCTTCTGAAAACGAATACTTTTGTCGGAGATTGGTGGGCTCAAACACAATGCGGCGCCATGTACTGGACGCTGACTGCCAAATACCGAATCGGCGGCCGAGTTTATCCGGGAAACAATTACCATCCGTGGGGATGATGATGGGCATCAAAATCACATCTAACAATGCGTTCAAAAAGCTGTCAGAGAAACTCAAGGCCGATAGCAATAAAAAACTAGAGGTCGGAATAATGATTCCGGACATTGCCACCATTGGGATGTATTTGGAATATGGGTGGACCCAATCAGTGACGAGTAAGCAAGGACACTATCTGTCAGCCCAGCTAGGACTTCCTCCGAACAGCAAATTCACGACCCTGTACATGCCTCCGCGTCCGTTTATGAGAGCCACATACGCTCAAAAACGAATGGATTGGCAGGAGAAATTTAGGTCCCGCTTCCTAAAAACGTTCGACATAACGCATTCGTTAGGCGTCATGGGGCAAATGGCTACCGATGACATCAAGCAAACGATTCGAGAAGCAGGTATTCCTGCTGGTTCATTTCCTAAACGATCAGAGCTAACGATGGCACTGATGCAGGCAAGAGGAGAAATGGACAAGGCCAAGAAAGCTAAAGGGAAAGGCACTCTGCCTAATAACGTGATGACCACGAAGCCTTTGACGCTGAGTGGCGTCCTGCAAAGCTCAATAACTTGGAAGGTTTCCTAATGTCTCTCAACCTACATGCAATTGTCCGTCAGGCAATAAACGCCAACTATGCTGACGAAACCTTCAAGCTGTATCGATCGGTCGGTCAAAAGAATGTAGGAGGGATTGTCCAAGCGTATTACGCACCAGCAGAGGAGATTCAAGGGAATTTTCAAAGCGAAGGCGATAGCGCGTTGGATCATGCCAACTTAGCCGGACAGAACACCATCATCCGGCGCCTGTATCTCTTCGCATCGAGCGACCAGAAGCAGCGACCTTGGGCAATCTATAGGCCATTAGCGAGGTCGGGAGATTATGTCGAAGACTCCAAGGGAGGCCAGTGGCTGATCACTGCGGTGATTGAAGATTTTTCCGATGCCGGTTGGGAGGCGGTCCGCTGCACACTCCAAACCACGCCTCAGAAGTTGAATATCGCGGAAGATGAAGATGAAAGCACAAAACCTGACCCCGAACATCCGGACAGCAATCCAGGAGTTTCTTGAGATATTTGCAGTTCCGGCTGTGGCGCCGGAAAACATCTTCTACGGGAACCAAAATAATCTAGCTTTGCCTCCTGAAGGAAACGATTACGTCATCTATTCCTACATCTCAAGCGTCCGCCATGGAACGAGTGCTGAGGATTGGGAGAAGGACCAAACCGATGACAATGTTTACCTCTCAACGACTACAGAGGTTTTGGTTCAGGTCGATTGCTACGCCTCGACATTAAACGGCTCGGACGGCATGAATGCGATGCTGAGGGCTCAGGCCTTGGAGACCGTATGCAGGTCTCAGGTCGGCGTGAAGTTCTTCGTTGATAGAGGAATCAGCCTGCTTCATGCGGATGATCCGAGAGACACAACCATTATCGGAGACTCCGATAACTATGTCCGGAGATCCACGCTGATGATTCACCTCAGCATGCAGAGCCAGATCAAGGTGTCGATGGGATTCTTTAGTGCGGTTGATGTGGACCTGAAAAACGTTGATGTGAGCTACCCGCCGAAGGAAAAGCAATGAACGCGCAACTTGCTTTCAAACTTGGGCGTGCATTCAAGCTTGGACTAATGTATGGGCTTGGGAGAACTTACGCAACAAACCCTGGTGATGCTCAGGATGCTGCAAAGTGGATAACGGTGAATGGCACTCATATACCAGTCGGTAAGAATGGCAAACTGGAAGGGAAAGTAGGAAAGAAGGTAGAAAGCCAGCAGTCCTATCCGAAATCGGGGAAAAATCTCATTGAGAGTCCGCCGTCAAAGGATATTCATAGTTACTTGCAAAAGGCCGGAGGTAATCCCGCTAAAGCTATCGTCCTCTATTACGACAATGAACTGCGAGGAGGTTCGGTTAGCACTGAGGTGGAGATATCTGGGAAGAAGCAAACAGTTTCTGTCGTTTTCGATGGCAAAGGGAGAAAGGAATTTAAGAAATTTTCCGGGCACCTACGAGAAATACTAGAGGTTCTTCCTTTTGTTCCAGAAGTAATAGAAAAAGGCTCCTACTTCGGGAGGAAAGAGGCTGTCAACCATACTCCGCAAGTGGCCTTTCATACAAAAATGAAAAACGTAAGGGTTAATGGCATTAAAAAAACAGTGGCTGTCGATATAGGAGAAACGTCAAGCACTGACTTCCATGCGTACAACGTCAACACCGAAGGAAACCGATGGTTTGATAAGAAAAAGGCTTCTTTTGAAATTGAAATGAGAAAAATAAAAGCCAGAGACGCTGTGCTATTACCGCCACCTAAGGGCTCGGTGAAAGGTTTACACCGGTCAACAGAACAATCTCTAGCTATAGGTGAGATTTTAGAACGGCCCGAAGAGCCGGTCAAGATGTCAGTCCTAAGAATAAGAATTCTATGAAAAAAATAGCCCCGATCAGTTGGTAGCTGAGCGGGGTTTGAGTTAACTGATTGCAAGGGAATCAGTCAATATGAACATTTTACACGACCTAGCGGAGGCCCTAACCATGGTCACTGCCGTTCCTTTGTATGCAGCTCTTCCTGTTTACCTAATCGGTTACGGGTTCGCAGTTTGGGTGATTGCGAAAGCGATTAAGGCTGTAAAGGATATTTTCAAATAGATGAGTTTCTGGTGTGGCTCATAGCCGCTCCATAAAAATTATCGTCGGCGCCATCTGGCGCTTTTTTATTTTGAGGAAAAATATGTCAATCAATGCATCGCGACTCGTTTCTATCACTCCGAGAGTGATAAGCGCTGGGAGCGCCGATCTTGAAACAAACGGTCTGCTGCTGACCCAGAATGCTCTGATTCCTGCAGATTCTCCGGCACTGGAATTTGTGACCGCCGCCGCTGTCGGGAATTATTTTGGTGCCGAGTCCCCTGAGGCTGACTTTGCTAATCAGTACTTCTCCGGAGTGAACAATCAGCAAAAGGCAATTAACCGTCTTTTTGTGGCCCGAAGAATCAATGCGGATTCCGCCGCTTGGATTAAGTCAGCTCCGATCACTGCTCAACTTTCCGAACTGACAGCAATCAAGACAGGATCCTTGACAATTTCGGTCAATGGCACAGAAAAAGAAGTCGTGAACCTCGACTTCTCCACGGCTAAGGCTTTCAGTGACGTTGCCACTGAGCTGGCTTCTGCAGTAGGCGCGGTTTCCGGCGCCTTTAACTCTGTTCAAAATGCCATCATCCTGACCACCACAGAGACAGGCGATACCGCTTCAATCTCCTTCGCTACAAAAGCGACAACAGGAACGGATGTTTCCGCATTACTTGGATTGACTGAGGATTCCGGCGCCGTTCTCTCTCAAGGTTCCGATGCTCTGACACCTGCTCAGAACATGAATCTTGTGACTTCTGTTTCTCGCAACTGGGTCGGATTCACAACCTTGTATGCAACAGAGGTTGCTGAGGCTTCCGCTTTAGCGGCTTGGGCCGACATTGATGATGACTACGTGTACTTTGATTGGTCAACAGACACAAAGATGCTTGATCAATCTACCCAGTCCACAACGAAAGCCGCCCAATTAGCGGAGAACAACTACAACTGTTTGGCGATGGTTTACGGTACCGCTCAGGATGCCGCGGCCTTCCTTGCAGTTGGTGCCTCAATCGATTGGTCTGCAATTCAGGGTATTAAGACGTGGTTCGCAAAATCTGCTTCCGGAATTAAGGCTTCCGTTCTCAGCGACGAAGTGGCCGAAGCCTTGGATGATCTCAAGGTCAACTATGTCGGAGCATTTGCAACACGCAATGCAGAGTTTGACTTTATCAACCGTGGTTGCTTGCTCTCCGGAATCTATCAATGGATTGATGCCCTGTACGGCATGATTTGGTTCAAAGCACGAATTCAGCGGCAGATTATGGACGGGTTCGCGGCTATCAATCGCGCTCCCTACAACGCTATTGGCTTTGCTTATGTTGAGGCGTGGTTGCTTGATCCCATCAACGATGCCAAACGTAATGGCGTGATTGATACAGGGCTGGCATTGTCCAACTCCCAGATTCAGCAATTGTTGACAGAAACCAACAACTCAACGATCAAGCAGGATCTCTACTCAAAAGGTTATTGGTACCTCATTGAATCTCCGTCGGCAAATGTGAGAACCCAGCGAGGAAGCCCTCGTTTGGGACTTTGGTACACCTATGCTGGCAGCATCCAACGAATTGAGATGCCTTTGACAGCCGTAATGTAATCAAAATTTCACAACAGCAAAGACCCGTCGTGATGGCGGGTTTTTCATTTAGGAATGAATAAAAATGCCCGTACAAAACTTTGACATCACATCCGCCAATGCGTCAGCAGTGATGACGATTGAAGAGCTTTACCCGAACGGTCTGAAACTGGAAAGATTCTCCACAGATGCGGCTATTGTTGCCGATTCCCAGCAGGTTGCCGAGACCCGAATGGGTGTTGACGGTCGTATGGCCGCCGGAGTCACACCGAATATTTATCCAGTCACAATCACGCTTGAAGCAAACTCTCCGACAGCGGCCGCATTTACAACGCTGTTTGAGGCTATGAGCTCAAATAAACAGCTTTACGTTTGCAATCTGACAATCAAGATTCCATCAATTGGCAAGACCTACCAGTTCTCCAACGGTGTATTGCAGACAGCAAACCCCATGCCCGGACTTAATAAAGTCTTGGCTGCCACGACCTGGGTATTCCACTTCGAATCTATGGAGCGCATCTAAATGAGAGAGCCGGTTATCTTCAAAACAACAGACGGCGATAAGCAGCTGACGTTCAAAATTTACCCGTTCCCAGCAACGAAATCAGAAGACCTCTTAATCCGGATTCTCCTTTTGACAGGAAAAAACCTCGATTTAGACGCCTCTGTTTCGTATAAAGAAATTATTAGGGCGCTGGCATCCGTCCCTCACATGGAAGCGAAGGCCCTCCTAGATGAGCTTCTGACATGTGTGTACAAGATTGATGGCAACAATGAGCGTCAATTTTCGTATGACGATGCCGACGGCTACATTAGTAACCCGATGACTTTGATCCGCCTTCGTGTTGAATCCCTGAAGGTGAACTTCAGTTTTTTTCAAAATTTCGGGAAACTGTTCTCCCACGTAGAGCCGAGTTCCTAGCAGATTGCGCGAAGGTTCGGGGAGTTGCCCAAGTTAGCAACTTCCCGCCTTTGTTCTCCCGGCTTATATCCGGAGGAATGGCAACCCTCACGGAGTTGCAGACAACGATCACGCTTGAAGAAGCGTACCAGCTCGATGAGATCCTTCTAGTCAAAAACTACAACGCGTGGCTTGCAAATAAATCGGATTAGAAAATGGCAAAAACAACTGACAGTCTGTTAATCGACATTGGTTTAAATGCCGATGGGATCATTGAGTTTTTCGATAGTCTCTCAAAGAAGATCGATTTCTTGATCAAAAAGTCTGCGGATGCCGGAGACAATCTTGATGAACTTCTGGGCAATCCGATTGGCGATCAAACGGCTGCGGCAGTCGAATCAGTCAAAAATAATTCTGACGCTGCTACTGCTTCAATGAGGCAAGCTTCTCAAGCAGGTCAAAAGGCTGGAAAAGACATTGAGAAGGGAGCAAAACAGGGATCTCAGGCCCTGCAAAAACTCGACTCAATGGCCTCAAAGGTCTTCTCAGCGATAAAGGGATATGCCGGTCCCTTGGCGGCCATGTTCGGCGCCAAGATGATGTTCACAAACTTCATTGATGAGGGCGATAAGTTAGACAAGCTCTCAAAAGAAGTCCGGATGAATGTCTCTGAGCTGGATGCTTGGAGAAAAGCGAACGTGGCTGCGGGAGGTTCTGCAGATGCGTTCACTAATGCTCTGAAATCGTTCACCGACCGCACCGGCGCCAGTGCTTCTGTTTTTCTGCGCATGGGAAAACAGCTCAATGGCATGAACGATGCCCAGGCCAACTATGCCTTGAAGTATCTCGGCCTTACCCGGGAAAGTGCTGCGGTATTTCTTCAGAACAACAAGCAAATGAACGAGCTTGTTGGAAAGTACCGGCAAATGGCACTGTCTCCTAAAGACGCGGAAAACGCCAGACGGTTCAAAATCCAATGGGAAATCACAACCATGTCGATGAAGAACCTCGGCAATCAGGTTGCCAAGGTGTTTCTTCCGTACGTCGACAAGGGGATGAAAAAATTTGGTGAGTTCACGGACTTTGTTGCGCAACATAGTGAGTTCATCAAAATAGCACTGGAATTGGTTGCGGGAGCCGCGGCATTAGCGTTAGGTCCGAAGTCGGCGTTAATGCTGGGTGGGAAGGCGTTGGGTTTATTAGCCAGTCCTGTTGGGTTGGTTGTTGCCGGCATTGTTGCTTTAGCCCTTGCATTAGATGACCTAATCAGTTTTGCAAAAGGCGGACCAAGCGCGTTTGAAGACCTGCTCAGATCAATGGGCACTTCTGACGATGAAATCAAGGAGCTTCGCAAAAGCTTCCAAGATGCGTGGAAAGCCATCCAAGATCTGATGGACGCCCTAAAGCCTGTCGGAGATCTTTTTCTGCAGGCTTTCGGATCTGTCATCAAGGTAGCTATTGAGACAATCGTTCTGACGATAGGGAAGGTTGCTGAGGTTATCGCGAAGGTCATCAACTCTGTATCCGGATTAAGGGATAAGTTTGTTGGTGCTTTTGAATCTATCAAAAGCAGCATTCAGCCGATCGTTGACTGGATCTCCAGTGCTCTGTCAGACATCACAAATTTTGAAATGCCTTCGTGGGTTAATCCCATGAACTGGTTCGGAAGTGATGACAAGAAGAAGGCTGTGGTGGCACCGGCTGGGGCTACTGTCGGAAATGCCGGAGGAGTTGTCAAAGAAAAAGGCAGAACGACAAACATAAACTCTCCGATTTCCAACCAGACTGTAGTCAATTTCAACGGAAATCCGGACAAGGAACAAGTTATTCAAGGAGTTAATCAAGGTGTCTCTCAGGCCATGCAAGGATCTACAGACATGTTGAATAACGCCGCTTCGGGGGTTGATTTCTGATGGCGTCTATAAATTCAATCATGGGATTGTCGTGGGCAGTCGTTGGAAACAATCTGCTCCCGTTTATTCCCTACGTTTCGATTGCTGCAGTTGACGCAGACCAGAGTTCTCGGATTCCAACTGAACCGATCGAAAAGGGCCAGTTGGCCGCTTACAACATTGTGCGGGAACCAGAGCGGGTAAACGTCGAATTTTTGTTCAATGGAAGCTATGCCGTACAGGTTTTGGCGCTCGCAATGTTAGACCGGAGGATGAACAGTACAGACACTTGTACGATTTTTTCTCCGGCAAAAATCTGGCGGAATATGGCTTTGGAGCACTATGACTTCTCCAGAACTCAGACATCTAATGCCTGTATGTTGTCGATACACGCCTCTTTCGTTGAGATCATCACGGTCAATCTAAACCAACAGAAAATCGCTTATTCGCCAAAGCGAGCGACTTCTGCAGTCAAGGTAAACACAGGGCAGGCCCAAACAAAACCGACGATGGCTCAAAGCTTGATCAAATGGGCTGGAGGCCTCGGCAAGTAGAAACCTTTTTAACCATCTGGTTGCAATGGTGGTGAAACATGATTCAAATCAATATTTCAGCTCTTCCATGGCAAGAGTTTTCTGTCGTGTTGGACGGGCAGAACTGCGTCATCAGCCTAAGGCAGGTAGCTGATCACATGTACTGCAATCTGACTTGTGAAGAGGTCGAAATATTCAAAGGCCGCAAGGTTTGCGTGGGAACGGACATCAATACTTATCCTTCTCCGAACTTTAAAGGCAAACTCAGAATGATCGACACTTTGGGCAACTCAGATCCTCAATATGAAGGCTTAAACGACCGATGGATCCTTGTGTATGCAAGCGAGAACGAGGTTTTAAATGGTGCTCAATGAGACTACTTACACACAGAAAGACATTGCTGTAACGGTCGCCATGGATGGACAAGAAGCGATCACTTTCAAAGACTTTGCGATGTCTGTCTCCATTGATAAATCAGGTTGTCCGGCATATCCAAAAGCTTCAGTTGTTCTGAAAGGATTGTCCCTGAACACCATGGAGCGGTTGACACATCTTGGCTTCAAATCCTTTTCTTTGAAGCGGAACAAAATCAATATTTCTGCGGGACAGAAGGGGAAGACCTTATCGGTTATCTTTAAAGGCGAGATCATAAATGCTTGGGCGGACTTCAATACAGCTCCGAGTCCGGTGTTCAAGGTCGAGGCAAATTGTGGCCTTTTTCCCGCTTTAATTCCTCAACCTCCGATTTCTGTCACAGGTAACCAAACTGTTTCAGGCTTGATTGAGCAGATTTCAAAAGAAGTCGGGTACGTTCTCGAAAATAATGAAGTCACTGCTTCAATCCGTGATTGCATTATCAACGGTGACCCAGTGACAAAAATGCGCAGAATTGCAGATGCAGTTGGTGCAAATCTTTTGTTTGATGATGAGAAAGTTGTTCTCATGCCGAAGAAAGGGAGCCGGAAGACACAAGGCGAATTGCCATTGATTAACTCCTCTAACGGCATGATTGGTTATCCAACATTCTCGAACAACGGGATCAACGTCTCATGTTTTTTCCGTCCGGAGTTGAGGATCGGAGCGAATTTCAAACTGGAATCTATCGTTCCTCATGCTTCCGGAACTTGGAAGATCGTCGCCCTAAAACATGAATTGAGTGCGAATGATCCGGCCGGTGGTTCTTGGAAAACTTCAATCTCCGGAATTTATCCGAGGTGGTAAATGTCAGACAAAGAACTTAGTGCGAACTATGACAACTTCGCCTCCAGCAATCCGTTGAACTCGATGGAGTTTTTTATTCGTTCGCTGATCTCTCAAGTGGTAAGTACCTCCTTGCCTGTTGTTGTGACGGCAGTGGAACGTAAAGGAGAAGAAGCTGGCGCCGGATATGTCACGGTCAAGCCACTTCTCCAGCCAAGAAATAATTCAGGAGACGGTTTGGAAGTGACTACTATTCCAAAGCTCCCGTATTTTCGTCTTCAGCATGGCAAAGCCGCGATTATCTGTGATCCTAAGGTGGGAGACATCGGATTGGCAGTTGTGGCAAAGCAAGACATTTCAAACATCAACGGCAGCACGACTCCAAAGGTCCCTGCAACTTACCGAAAATTTGATCCATCCGATTCGTTCTACATCGGGGGATTTTGGGGAAAAGCTCCGGAAGTCTTTATTCATTTGGAAGATGAGGGAACTATCAAGATTAAAGCTCCGACAAAGATCTCGATGGAGGCTCCGGAGTGTGAGGTCAATGCGAGCACCAGTTTCACAGTCAATTCTTCTCAGATCAATTTGAACGGACCGATTTCCGGCGGTGGTTCTGGCGGTGCTGATGCAACATTCACAGGTGATGTAAATGCGAAGGGCATCAGCCTCACCAGCCACACGCACACAGGCGTCCAAAGCGGAAATTCAAGCACCGGCGCCCCGCAGTAAACGAGGAAGTTAGATCATGCCGCATACAGCAAAAACAGCTCTTCTGAGTCCTCAGTCATGGGATCTTCAGCTGACAAAGGAAGGAAACATTCTCCTAACGTCCGGAGCTTTGGCTATAGCTCAGAACTTGGCTAACGAGATTCGGTTGTGGACCAACGACGCTTATTTCCAGCAGGCCAACGGCATTGCATGGAAGGAAGCCCAACTCGCCAAAAAGCTGGATTCCTCCGTCCTTGCTCAATTGATCCATGAGGCTGGGAATAGGGTTGATGGTGTGAAGTCCGTTGATTCTGTTGACATTACCGAGTTCAATGAGGAAACGAGGACACTCCACGGAGAGATCACGATAACGACAGAGCAGGACGAAACAGTTTCTTTTGTGTTCTAAAAAATTATGGCTCAAATCATTTTTAATCCTTTGGTCGGCGTTGAACTGCCCAGCACGCAAGAGATTCGTTCTGATCTCGGTTCACGTATTCAGCAGGCGTTTCAAACATCGCCCACAGATCCGCTTTTGAACATCGAGCCCAGTTCCCCGATGGGGCAGGTCCTTGATCTGATCGTGGCCGAAATCGAGGCCAAAAACTCTGAGATTCTTTTTCTGTCGAACATGGTTAATCCGGATCTCGCAACAGGAAAATTCTTAGATGCGCTGGCGGCGCTTTACGGTTTAGACCGCAAAATCTCCGAGCCCACGGTAGTCAACTGCGTTCTGACCGGCCTGAAGGGGACGGTTATTCCCTATGGTGCGATCGCTCAAGATTCTCTCGGCAACCAGTACAGACATTCGGCGGCAGCAGGCGCACGAATCGGAGACACAGGAAGTGTCACTACTACATTTACTGCAATCGAACACGGACCGTTAGAAGTAGCGGCGGGAGCAGTGAACAGGATCGTCACAACGATTGCAGGATGGGACACCATTAACAATCCGTCCGCCGGCGTCATCGGCCGAGATGAAGAGACGGACGCAGAACTTAGAAACCGAATGGTTGAAAGCTATGCTGTCAATGCCACCGGGTATGTCGAAGCGATTGAGGCAAATTTGGCCGCGTTAGAGGGCGTTCTCGATGTCAGAGTTTTAGAGAACCCGACGAATGCGGCCATCACTCAATTTGGCGTGAGCATCAATCCTCATTCCATTCTGGTCGCCATCGTTGGCGGAGAGGATGAGCAGATCGCTCAAACGATTTACCAGCGTAAGGATGCAGGCTGTGGAACTACCGGAAGCTATCAGGTTTCGTACACGGACTCTAGGTTCTACAACGCCACCTACGTCTACAACATTGTCAGACCGCAGAATCAAGCCTTGAAGGTCAAGATCGAATTCTTTGCCACTTCAATGAATCCCACCGAGAAAAACAACGTCATTCAGGCTGTGATCAATGACGTTCTAGGACAAGGTTCGAATGATCGTGTTTCGTTGGCGTCGACTGTCTACGCTTCTCGGTTCTATGCCGCAATTCAGTCAGCTACAGCCGTTCCTGTTGCATCCATCCAAGTGGCTTTGGGATCCGGTGCTTTCGGATCCAGTGTCCAAATTCCTGCAAATGTGGAACCCACGATTCAAGAGTCTGATGTCTCTCTGGTATTTCAAACAGGAGGCTAACGATGGCAGATTCTGCAACATGGCGGAACATTCTGAGTGTTGAGGATTTTCGAAAGCTCTCAAATGTCCGATCGCTTATTTCTATTGCGCTCCAGTCGCAGTATTCGCACTCCGAGCGATACCGACAATTAGGGTTGCTTTTCAATGCGGAATTAGACGCGTCCCCTCAACTGGACGCGTTTTTTAATTTCATATTGAACCCTGATACAGCTTCCGGGGTTTGGCTGGATTGGTGGGGAAAGCGCGTAGGTGTAAACCGGAACCTCGTTGTCGACGGTCAGGACACTCGGCTGGATGATGAGTTTTTCCGTTTCCTGATTTTTTATCGAGCTGTTGTGAACGTTTCGAACTCAACAGCTGAAACCATCAACTCCCTGTTGACTCGGCTGATCGGTCTTCCGGCATTCGTAAACGACTATCAGGACATGACCATCAACATCCGAATTGTCGGTGAGCCGAACTCAGTTCAAATCGCGATTCTCAAAAACTACGGACTTTTGAATAGGCCTGCGGGCGTTCTAGCCAATGTCGAAGCTGTTGTTCCGAACACATTGGTCTTTGGTTTCTACGGATCAAAACTTCTTCCCTTCAATCAGGGCGTATTCAATCCTTCAAAGGTTATTGATATATGAGCAACTATCCTAAATTTCAAATTCCCGGTGTTGTGGCCGCTAGCGGAGAATACACGATTCCTCCCTTGACTCCGACTGAGGCGGGAACCGGGCGCTTGTCAGTCCAGGAAGGCTGGGGCCCGGTTAATGCAGTTCCGATCGAACAGGGCGGTATTCCGCCGCACAAAGCAGACTTCAACGGTGTCTTGTTCCTGTTGTCTCAATTTGCTGTGTGGTTCCAGCAGGGCGGAATCATGAATTACTCGGCCCTATTGGATTATGAGGTTGGTAATGAGGTCATGCAGAACGGAACTAAGTACCGCTGCATCCAACCAAACGGCCCCTCCAGCACAAAGGTGGCACCTGGAACTAACAGAGCTGTCTGGAAAAATATTGACATCACAGTTCCGGCGGGAGCCGTTGTTCCTTTTTACAACGTGACGCTTGGAGGAACGGGAAACAGGAATCCTATCTTTTGGGGAACTACTCAGGCTGATGTTGGCTGGGTTTTATGCGACGGGGGTTCTGACGGAAGTGGAGGAACCACTCCAAATTTAGTAGGGAAGTTTGTTAAGGGATCTCTTCCTAAGGATGCCGGCGCTACGGGAGGCTTTGCAACGATCGAAATCCAAGATCTTGCAGTCAATGGAACAATTGGCGGAACGGCACTCACTATTGCACAGTTGCCTGCCCATACGCATACCGGGAGCGCCAATAGCGCGGGAAACCATGCTCATACTCGTGGAACCATGAACATTACCGGAGCATTCTGGGGCGAGAACGAATGCTATGGGGCCAGTGGAGCGTTCACTAGAAGCGGCGCCGGTAACGCCAACAAAACAGAAGGAAACAATGGCAATCAAAATGATCTTAGTTTTGACGCCTCTAAAACTTGGTCCGGACAAACGTCGACTAACGGCGCTCATACCCATTCCCTTTCGATTGGAAATACTGGCAGTGGTCAAACCCACACTCACACGCTGAATGCAAATGTCGCGATTACGGGAGTTTCAAACGAACCTCCGTTTTACACCCTTGCATACTTCCTCAGGTTGCCGGAGTAAAAGATCATGGCAAATAAGAAATTTCAATTTCATTACACGCCAACAGGCACCGGAGTAATAAGCGGCCCGGAAGTTCTGCAGCAGACAGAAGATGCTATTAACAACATTGGCCAATATGCAGACCAAGCTTCAGATAATTCCGAAGAGGCTCTGTCAATCGCTAAAGAGGCCCGGCAAACTGCACAGACTGCTAATTCAACATCTTCGAATGCATTGGCAGAGGCGAATGCGGCTAATGAGAAGGTTGCGACTCTAAAACAGACTGTCGATGATTGGGATGCTGACATCCAGACAGCAATCGCTCAATCAAAGTCCGCAGTGGACGCCTCAACGATCGCAGTTAATACGGCAAACACTGCTCAAACATCCGCTTCTGCAGCACAAACTTCCGCTCAGGGATCTGCGGCGGCTGCACAAACTGCGGCTAACAATGCGGCACAGGCAGTGCAAACTGCACAAGCCGCACAGCAGGCGGCAGAGACAGCACAGGGTAACGCAGAGACGGCTCAGACAGCGGCAACAACTGCTCAGACAGCTGCGCAGACCGCAGAAACGAAAGCCCTTGAAGCGGCCGCAAGTGCTTACGCGGTACGCGTGATCAATCAGGCTTTAACCGTATCCGGAACGATCCAGATAGCTGATCTTAAGCCGCAGGGAAACATCAAGGCCGGAGATACAGTTGTTGGAACCGATGGTCGAATGTTTACGATCGCGTCGGTTGATTCTTCGGCCGGGACAGCTCTCCTATCTGCGGATTACACAGACCTCACGCCTTCTGTTTCTTATCAGGCCAGTCAGTCATTAAGCACGACTCAGCAAAAGACGGCCCGAGACAATATTGCGTTCGGCGCCGGAGTTAATGAATGGGCAGACAGTAGCTTTGACGGTCGTGTTGATGATTATGTTTGTCCGATTCTCGAAGAACTGATCCTTGAAAACGGTGGTACCCAGCAAGAAATTGATGATGCCAAAAACTCTGCTGAGTCAGAAACACCATCGACAAATTAAACAATTTCGAAGGATAAAAAACAATGAAGACCTTAGAACAAGTTAGGCAGGAAATGCTTGCCAAGGCAATGAGCCAGCCGCTTGCAAAATACTCACTGAAAGACTCAGACGGAAAAGTTGTGGTGTCTTCCAATTCTCCTGGTCAGCATGCCTTTATGGATCCGAAGGACGAGGCTTTCGCCAAGAGCCATTACAAGCTTTCTGAAAAATTCAAAAGGGATGATGGCACCATAATCAACTTCTGGAAAATGGAGCCCAGTCCTAAAGGTTATTTTCAGAGCGCTGACGGGAATTTCTATTTATCGGCGGAGCTCCCGGAACTGGATGACAAATTTATCAAAGAGCGTTACGAACTTGAGGTTAGAGGAGAGCGCAATGCTCGAATCTCTGACACTGACAAGTACGTCCAGCTTCCGGATATTACGGTTCAGTCAGCAGCCAGGGCAAAGAGAGCTCAATTAACAGAAGAAGATCGACAGGCGTTATTGAATTATCGCCAAGCACTCAAAGATCTTCCGGATCAACCTGGATTCCCTTTTATCGACTACCCGGATTTTCCGGATGCTTTGGCATACGAATTGGAGCAGGCAGTTGATGCCCGCAACTCCATGAGACAAGGAGGATTCTTCAATGCTTAAAGAATTAGCAAGTTTGCTGTGCAGTTTATTTGTACCACGTAGAGCTGTAATCGGGGGGGGTAGAACAATATATGGAATAGAAGTTTCTAGTATCGGAATACCCGATTATTCCTCTTACATAACCGTGAAGATTCCGGATGGTACTGCTCCAACTTACACAGCACAAGGCTCTTACACAGTACCTTACGATGCTTTAGTGGCAGCCACTTCGACTGATCCACATCAAGGGGTTAGTGGCGCAGGTGTAGCTCTCTCAATGGCTTCTAATGGCCAACCTTCCTCAATCATTTGTTGTGTTCGTAGGGAGCTTTACAACAACACGATTTATGTTTTTGCAAAAAAAGGTGATGTTGTTACTTACTCACTAACTTCTACCGGAAATTACCTCAGGATTTATAAATTATTGCCTGTTTGAAAGCTCGAGCATTTAGGCTCGGGCGGGGAGCTTAAATGTTAAAACAATTGCTTCAGCTATTGCTGAATACAAGAACAACACCAGAAGAGGCGGCTCACAATGCCATGCCTTCTAATGTTTTCACCCGGCTAGTTGACAATGGAACGATCGGCTCAGATTGGACAAACCAAGCCTTTTCGGGAATAGCTGCTTATGACGGTTACTTATATTTCGCAGGAACAAGCACAAGTGCAGTACCAATAATTGTGATATCAACTGCAGGAGTTGCAAGCAATTTAACTTTCCCGTGGGAGGGCGCCCGCCTAGCAACAGCCATTCCTATTGCAAAAGGGCAAACTTGGACTGTTCAAGGTAGCAGCTTGAAAGATGTCATTATTGATCTAACTAAGACCGTTTCACTCGGGGGGGGGTATAATCGTATTATTTGGAGGGCTTTGTCATGCTTAAGAGCCTTATCCAACTTTTCGCAGAGAAGTTTCTGCAAAGTAAAAAGTCTTGGGTTTCTGAACAGTGTGCTCCGATTGTCCGCAATGGCACAAACATTCCTTGCACAAGCACCACGGACTTCTTTAGCTATGTTGCACCGAGCAACGGCTGGGCGACTTCTCGGTGCAATTCAAGCACAGTCTCAGCTCTTGAAATTCAAGTCGATAATGGGCAAATGGCACTTGCTTCCGTCCTCAACGGAAACACCACTGGGTGTGGTCTCTGCTGTTACGTCAAAAAAGGAACCACTATTAAATTCTTATGCCGAGGCGGAAACACATCGGATTATTCCCTTTGGTTCTACAAAGCAAGTTCAGACGCTTAACCTTCTTTCCACAGGAGGCGCATTATGTTAAAGAACACATTGAGCCTCCTTCTCTCAAAGTTCTACAGCAAAAAAGAATCGGAGCTTGTAGGACATCAGGCTATGCCGTCTACCGACAACGTGGCGCTAACTCCGACAACTACCTCTATTGACGGTTGGGGCGCTGTCTGCAATGGAGTTGCCCCAACTGACGGCTTCGCTTGTATAAGGTTTACGGCAGATACAGCCACTTGTATTGCCTCAGCTCAAACCCCAAGCGTAAATGTCTTTACAACTCCACAAGTTGCAGGGGACATTCTTTTGTGCGCCTGTCCGATAGCAAAAGGGCAAGTCTTTACGTTATGCGCAAGAGAGGCTAAAAACATTGAATGTTGGTTTACTAAAACTATCGGGGGGGGGTATCAAGCTCTTAACCAACTTCTTCTGCAAGGAGATGTGCTATGTCGCTTAAGTCGCTTGTACAGCTCTTTGCGGAGAAGTTCTTGCAGGGTAAGAAGGAATGGGTCGGAAGTCAAGGTCTTTTCTCAAACCCAAATCCCGGAACAACGTTCTTTGTTAACCACGCTCAGGCTCAGCTTTATACGCCTCCAAGTGATGGATGGATTACATTCGGCGGAAACCGGCCATCGGTCAATGTCGGCATTACCGGAAAGCTGGGAACGTGTTGCGTTAACTCTCAAGGTTATCTCAGAATTACAACTCCGGTTCGGAAGGGGAATACCGTTAGTCTCTATTGCGAGACGGACGATCAGCAACCGCTTGAGGCAAAATTCGTTCCTAGCGAAGGGGCAACGTAGCACTTCACTTGTAGGAGGTGCATCATGCTGAAGTCGCTCCTCCAGTTATTACTGAATACCCGAACAACAAAAACCGAAGCCGCGCATTTTGCCCAACCTGCCTGGGGAGCCTCTCCAATAGTGATGACAGGAACCGACGTTAATGACGATTGGGGCTCTATCTATCAGGGCGTAATGCCTAACGACGGCGTTCTTGTTGTCTCATTTACCGGAACGAATGAATCCAGCTATGCGGCTGGCCCCGGGGCTCAGTCGCTAGTTCCGTGGGCTAATGGCGGCGGCAAGTTTAGTATGCCCGTTACAAAGGGTAGTTATGTCAGCCTTGGCGGAAACCATGTTAAGGATGTCGAACTACGGCTTTATCCGCCAGCTGCTTCCACCTAACCGCTCCGCCCCTCACTCGAGGGGCTTTTCGTTAGGTGTGCGCATTGAAAGAAAAAGCGCTCATAACATGTCCAAAAAGAGAGATAAACATGGAAACAGATTTCAGCCTCAGCGAGTTTGCCAGCACGGTGAACCTAATAGTGTTCGCGCTTATTCTTATCTGCGCCGCCTCGGGCTCGGCTATGCCGTACGTGAGAGGAGAACGGGGCTGGAATTTCCCGCGCTGGTTTATTGAGTTTGTTACCTCATGCGCCGCGGGTTTCATTGTCTATCTGATCCTCCGTACCTCGAAACTCAGTTGGGAGTGGATCGGGGCCTGCTCTGGAGTGTCTTCATATTTTGGCCTGAGGATCATGAACACTTTGTACGGGATCGTCACGGGCAAATTAAAACTTACCGTTCACAATAACAATGGAGCGAACAATCATGGCAATTAGTATGCGCTCGTTTATAGCCGGACTTATAAAGCTAGTTTTGTTCTTTGCTTTCTATATGGCAGGCTGGCTCACAAACTCTCAGTTGAATCAGTACACAATCGTGTCGCAACAAGATCGGATCAACAGCCTGGAGAACGAAACCGCGCTCCAGCGCCTCCAGATTAACGAGCTAAACAGACGAGCAACTTCAAACACTGAGAATCTGAAGCAGCTTGAACGCATTAGTTCAGATATTGAATCTCTCAAAAAAGA